AGGTGCGCAATGTAAGTAATTGGATGTGTTTTGTTCGCTTTTGCTTTGTAAAGGAAACCAAGAATGTCTATACCGACACGTTTCTTGGTGAAGGAAGCCCAGTTGGGCGATTTGATGGCTGCCGGTGCTGCCCACCGGATCCAGCCTGTAAGTCCACGGATACCCATTTTATTAAGGAAGAAAGTATTTGAAGTTTTCGGAGTGCTCGTCCTTCAAATGAGGGTGAGGGGCCTCAATTTTTTCACCGCTTAAGCCCGTCAAGCGCATTCGGCACACTCATTCGCAAACTCATGTCCTGAGGGATGGTCTCTTTTGCTATGCGACGCAAACGGTCTAATTCAGGCGTTACCAATCCACACATCACATATCTCTTTTCGTCGTCTGTCTTTCCTTGACCGAAAACCCATAAAAATTCAAAATGGGGCGCTAAGGCCGCCTTCAACACATAATACGCAAACACACTCGTATTCTCCTCCCATTTATGAGTGGCACGCGCTAAAAGTTGTACCGCTTGCTCGTCCTGCCATTTACGTTGTCTCTCCCACGGTTTTCCGTACCATTCACACGCCAACCATTCGGCAAATAACTCGGTCCACGCCTCAAACAAATGGGGATTGAGTTTATCGGTCTTATTCATTTTCCAGCACGGTGCCGGTGTAGGTCCAACCTTCCAATCCCATTTCATAGCGTGAATCATTTCATGGATGAGGACCCGCTCCCACTCTTCACTACGGTAAATGATGATATTGGGTGTGCCAACAGTGGTCCATCCACCGTTCACTTGTGCTTTCGTTGGCCACTGATTCGCCTTTATTTCCCTCGGGTCGTCGCGATACCAAATGTAAATCTTGAATCCAGGTGCGGCACCTAACCATTTTAAAATAGCATCGGTTGTTCGTGCTACTTCTGTAGACTTGCCGATATCTGGTGTGATTAAATAAAGAGTACTACCCTGCCAAAGTTCGTATTTGATTCCTTGCGTCGCTGGGTTTTCTAACAAAGAGAAAATGGTCTGTTGTTCCCAGCCACTAGCTATCTGCTTTTTTGCTTCGGCGAACTCTTGCGGGCTTAGCGGGTGCGGTTGCTTTTGGGGCTTCAGCTGGGGCAGGGGCACTGACTGGAGCAGTGCCAGTGCCGACTCCACCGGCGGACTCGTGGATGAGTTCATTTTGTAGTGGTATGTCTTTTTTATGTGATTGATGTGATTGATGTGATTGCTGTTTTTGAGGTAGCAAGGATGAATGGGTGCGCACGGTTTCAAACAAGAAGAGTACTGCCGATTCTAGAGACAGGGGAGTACGGTACGATGTATGCGGTTCCGCCATCGTCAGCGACTTCATAGCGAGCCAAAATACATGAGGTTCTAAGAGTATATGCTGACGTTGAATAGCGGCGGCGCAACTATCAATAATCTCAGGTCCCGTTTGACAGAAACTGAGCGCTTGATAGACAATACTTCTCAGCCATTGAACCACCTTGAGGTCGGGCTTTCTGCCGGACCTGGCCGACTGAATCAAAATCTCTATCATCTCGTCATAGAAGTCCTGAATACGTCGTGGCCATTGTGCCGGTGCCTTAGCGGGAAAATAATTCTTAATCTCCTCTACACGTTCGGGTCTCCCCTCGCATTTTTCGTAGGTGATAACCGTATTAAAAGGCGCTTGGACTGTGGATTGCCAGGTTTCTAACGACATACGGGGCATACGATATCGTACGAAAGCGTCGTCTAAGAGTGCTAATGGACCGGTCATTTCGCGAGCGGTTATCCAAAGCATACCGGCCGCCTCGGGTGGTAAAACGAACTGTTGAAGAATCGCACGAACACGAATCGCCGCCGCCAAGGAAAGACTGTGTGCACGGCGTAATACAACTAATTTTCTGGATGACGATCTCAAACTATTCAAAACATCGCCACTGGAGAAAAAACTGGTCAATAAATCACCGATAATCTGTTTATCCTGCATAGATAAGTTTGGTATATCAATTTCAAAATGATACGGGCTGGTGAATACTCGTGCTTCATAACTATCGCCGACCGTGAACGTTCTGGTTTCCAACGGATAGGTAATTTTCGCATTATTTTCCACTTCAATGAGTCGTCGTAACTCCTTCGTTTTACCGGACCCAGCAGGTCCAATAAAAAGGAATGGAATATCCAATCGCTTCATAATATTAAATTATTATGTAGCGAGTTGTTTAGGCGGGGTTTGGTTTACTGATTGCCCGTAGCCAGGGTGTCTCTCATATTGCTAATCGTAATGGTTGCGATACTTGCGGAAACGAGGGAGCAAGGTAAAATTATAATCATGATTATGAGAAGTAAAAACTGGAGTAATTGACTTGGATTGTGGCTGAAATGGTATAATGCTAAGGCGTAAGCAATAAGGGAGGCAACAAAACTAAAAACGGTGACAATTGTCAAAAGTTTAGTGTTTTGTGATGAATCTTTTGGAAGGAGTGTTCCATAGGTGACGCCCGCAATGACTGCGAGTACTCCGCAAACACTTACGGAGATCCAAAATGGCGCATTAAACGACATACTCTATTAAGTATTTAGTTTATCGCCTACGGCCTCCTCCTTTGAGAGCCGCCTTCGCCGAATCGCCAAACGCTGTAGCAAAAGTATCCCATTTAATTCCGGTGCCGGGTGGCGTGGATATAATTGCGACGATTCCGCATAATATCAAAATACTTACAATCAGTGGTACGAAAAAGCGACGAAAATAGACATCCTTAATCACTGGATCTCTATGATGTCGTCTAGCACCACCGGTGCTACTACAAGACGGATTTAGAGCATCCATTTACAATGGTCTATCTTTTTCTAATTATAGTGTAAGGAGCTGGCGAATGTCTACTTTTCAATGTAATCCTGCGTTACATCGCCGGGACGGAGAGACCTGTTTACCACATAGTGCTCTTCAACGATTGACTCGTGCGTGGAATAAAACGCATCCCCGGAATAAAATCAGTGTTCGTAAGACACGAAAAAATAGAAAACAGGCCGCGGGCGAAAACAGTGTCAGCAACGCCGGTCTTTGGAATGAATTACGCCAAAACATGAAAAATCACTACAAGTGTGACACCGAATTCTGTGCTGTTAAGAAACTGCCTGGAATATCTGACAAAGATAAACGAGAATTGAAAGCGTATTTCAAACCAGAAAAGCCCAAGAAATGGGACAGTAAACCGACCGAATGGCTAGATAGTTACAACATTGAAGACGTTATGAAACAGTATGAAGCGGCTTATCCTAACTTTGACTTTATTGGTCCCGTGCCGATTGATTTTGATGCGAAAGACGAGGCCAGTTGGGGCAAATGTATTGTAAATGAACTCTGCCGTCTGGATTTACGTGAATCGGCGGCCAAAGGCAAGACCAAAATAGGTATCATTTTCAACTTAGATCCTCATGATGAACCTGGCTCACATTGGATTTGTGCATTTATTGACTTGGAAAAGAGTGCCGCGTACTATTACGATTCGTACGGTTACAAGCCTCCCGAAGAGATTGTACGACTCTTAAAACGATGTAAAGACCAGGGCATCAAAAACATATATTACAACGACATTCGTCATCAACGTAAAACGTCCGAGTGTGGTACATTTTGCCTGTTAGTAATTATATGCCTTTTGAACGGTAAAGAGTTTCAGGATATCTGTAAAACTATGGTGAACGACGACGAAGTGAATAGAATTCGTGATGTTTTATTCGCCGAAGAGAAACCACGAAAGGGAGCAATTGAGGACGCATTAAAAACATTCTGTATTTGAAGCGTTCCGTTTAAAAATTACGATATATATTGGTAGTTTAGAAAGATGTCCGGACGAACTGCTGGTCCGCAACAGAACTTGTTTCTAAACGGAGCAAATTACTCCAAGATTGTTGGATTCTTACGCACCCGTTATGCGAAGAAAATGGGTGTTTCGGCGTTGCCCGAAAAGGTGGATGAAAAACTCCAAAAGTACACCCAGCACTTTATGACCGAAGTAGCTCGTGTTCAGGGTCAGGATAAGCCTCAAAATGCCCTCGCAACCGAAGTGATTCGTGAAACCGAAACATCTATGGATGCCTGGCTTCGCAAACAGCAGGCGGCCCAGCCTCCTACCACCGTCTCGGTTGGTACATATCCACGAGGGGAAGATGTCTCTCGTCTTTTCCAGGATACCAGCACACGATATGAGAATATGATGGCCTCGCGTGCGCCTATACCAATTCCACAAGTCGGTCTTCCCGAATTCCGTGCTCCTGAGCCCGAATTTGACGAAGAGGAGGACCCCGTACTCTTGATGCAGCGCGAATCTAAGCGTCGTGAAGAACAGGCACGTGCGCTCGGCATTCCTACCGCCCCTCCTGGTCCCTCCTTTCCCACCAAGAAGGTGGAGGCGGCCCAAAATGGAGCGGCCTCCGTTATGCCTCCTCGCATGGAAATTCGTGAAGAGCCCGTCCCCTCAGCGACTCAACCCATTCCACCTCAGGCCGACCCTCCTCCACCACTCCTCGCCCCTCGTCCTCAAGACTACATCATTCCCCAAGAGGATGTTGTAAAATACCGCGAAACCGAATACAATGTATTTATTACCAGCTCCGACCGCAACTGGATGCTCAATACTAGTGAAAACCGTTATAATTTCTCCGTTATCTTCAATACCGGCAACACCTCAGGTTCACTTGGATACAACAGTGCCGTACAGCAACGTTTCCGCAACATTCAGCGTATTGAATTCGTCAAGGCGATTGTTCCTATAGAAGCACTCACTCCTATAGTACGTGTAACTGCGAATACACCAACCTACGATACCAGCCGAGTTGTGAATATCTTCTCTCTTCCATTCGCCGGTGTTCGTATCGCCGAACTTAACAACAACTTGTTCTCCACCAATCCTAATGAAGACAACACATTCGCAATTGTACAGTACGATACAACCTGGTCCTCCGATTTATATGTACCTCAGTCGTATTTGCCAAGCGGCTCTGCTGGTAACGGAAATGTTCCAGCTGACAAGACCGGCTACACCGGTTTTATCCCCAAGTTTCTTAAGACCCAGCGTGTATACACTCCAACTCCTTTGGCGACACTCAACCGATTGTCAATTCGTATGGAACGCCATAATACAGATTTAATTAGTAGCGACCCTGATGTATTTGCTATCAGCCGTATTCAGTTGAGCGATCTTCTTACAAACTTCGGCGGTACCGGTACAACGACGGATAATACAAACTACTCTTCAGCGACTACAACAAACGCCGAAAATCCCTACATTTTCATCCGCACAACCAACTACTTTTTGTTTA